TCCGAAGCCCGAGGAGGGCCTAGACATGAATTTCGCAGAACAAATCAAGTCCTTCAAGGACACCATGGTGCAGAAGTCCGCGCGCCAAAAAGAACTGATGGAAGCCGCCGAAGGCCGCACCCTGGACGAAGCCGAGTCAGAAGAGTTCGATACCATCACCGACGAGCTGAAAGCTGCTGAAGTGCACATCAAACGCCTGGAAGTGATGGAGAAAGCCAACATAGCCTCCGCTGATCCGGTTAAAGACGTCACCAAATCGACTCAGCGCGCTCCGCTCGTAGCGAAGAACACCGAGAAGCTGGAACCCGGCATCCTGTTCGCCCGTTACGCGATGTGCAAAATGGCCTCACAGAACAACCCTGCGATGGCCGTGGAAATCGCCAAGTCGAAGTATCCGCAGCACGAAGGCATGATCAAAACCCTGGACCTGGAAGCCCGCGGCCAGAAGATGCAAGGCTTGATGAAAGCCACCGTCGAAGCCGGCACCACCCTCGACACCACTTGGGCGGCCCCCCTGGTTGATTACCAGAACTTCGCTGGCGACTTCATCGAGTACCTGCGTCCTCGCACCATCCTCGGCCAGTTCGGCACCGGCGGTATCCCGTCGCTGAACCGCATTCCGTTCAACGTCCGCATCGCAGGCCAAACCACTGGCGGTAACGCTTACTGGGTAGGTGAAGGTGCGCCGAAGCCACTGACGCAATTCGACTTCAATGCGACCGAACTTCGCTGGAACAAAATCGCGACCATCGCGGTTCTGACCAATGAACTGATCCGCTTCAGCGATCCTTCGGCAGAACGCCTCGTGCGTGACGGCCTGGCCGCTGCGGTAATTGAACGTGCCGACATCGACTTCATCGACCCTGCCAAGGCCGCTGTAGCCAACGTCTCGCCTGCTTCGATCACCAACGGCATCGCCGGCATTCCTTCCAGTGGCAACACTGCTGAAGACATCCGCGCCGACGTCGCCGCTCTGTGGGCCCCGTTCATCGCCGCACGTAACGCTCCGCGTAACGCCGTGTACCTGATGGACTCGACCACTGCGTTGGCTCTCAGCATGATGCAGAACCCGCTCGGCCAGTCCGAGTACCCAGGTCTGACCATGAACGGCGGTACTTTCATGGGCGTGCCTGTGATCGTCTCCGACTACCTGCCGGTTGATTCTGGCGGCGGCATGGTTGTTCTGCTGAACGCTTCGGACATCTGGCTGGCGGATGACGGTCAAGTGACCATCGACGCTTCCCGTGAAGCTTCGCTGCAGATGCTGGACAACCCTACCAACAACAGCGCAACCGGTACGCCTACCTCGATGGTCTCGATGTTCCAGACCAACAGCACCGCGTTCCTGGCAGAGCGTTTCATCAACTGGCAGCGCCGTCGTACCAGCGCCGTCGCTTGGTTGGATAACGTGAACTGGGGCACTGGCGCTTAATGCGCTACGCTGAGTGAATCGGAAAGGCCCTTCGGGGCCTTTTCTTTAGGGGTACTTCCATGATCGAGTTCATCCAGAAAATGGGTTTTATGGGCGACGACGGTGAAACCCCGACGCCACCGCTCCCTGATCCTACGACCGTAAACTTCACCGCTGCGCAATTTTCCCCCGGCCTCACTGGCTCCGTCAGCACCACCAAAAACGCAGCCCGCATCTACATGCGCGGCGCGGTAAGTCTGTGGTCCGGCTTTATTTCAGGCACTGAAGCGAAACTAACTTCGCCGTCAGACTTTGGCGATCAGCCGGGTTCTATGCAGGTTGCTCTAAACGGCGGCGCGTTCACGCTGGCGCCCAATACCGGATCGGTTTACACGCTATTCACCGGACTGCCGCACGCTACGCGCTTCGTTGAAGTCCGATACGACCCGCAGATGGCCGACGCGCCTTACGTTGCTTCCTCCGGCAACGTGCTCGAAGTGACCGGTCAACCGCCGGCCCTGGTAACGCTTTCGAACAAAGTTCAGAACGGTGCGAATAGCACAACAGGTTTCTATTCCGGCGCGCAGATAGCCAACGCCGCGACTTACACCCCGCCAATGCAAGCGCAGAAGGGCCAGAACTACGGTTCAAACATTGGTTCGATCAAGATCCGCGGCGCGTTCACGAAACTGGCCGTAACGGTCAACGGCTCGCGCAAAATCGCGGTAAGCAAGAATGGCGCAGCCCCGAGCTTCTACACCGTAGCAGACGAGACCGACAACCCGATTCGGGCGATGCTGGTTCCGTGTGACGGTTCCACAGCCACTTACTACGTGTGGGACGACGGCAACGGCCGGAACAACAATGGACACTTCGCAGTGGCCGGCGACTCGACCTTGCTAGACGTCGGCACCCGCCGCCGGATGGAGCAATACGGCGACTCGATCACTTTCGGCTCCGGGCCTAATGCTACATCGCGCGACACCGAAACAATGCGAGTAGCGGCAGCCATGGGCTTCGTCGGTAGCACCAGCGGCGTAAGCGGCTTAACGATCGGCGGCCTTAACACGCTCCTCGATACCGTTCTGCCGGCGCGCACTGTCGCTTCTACCGACGTGGCGATCTTGGCGATCGGGGGCAACAGCGCGGCGGGAGGTATTGATCCTGCGGAGCAGGCTGAATACGCGTCGTGCATCGATAAGCTGATCGCCAAAGGGTATGGAAAAGTCCTATGCCGCGGTATCCTGCCGAACGTAGCGGCGCAACCCCTGGTCGATGCGGCTAACATAACCCTGAAAAGTGTCATGGACGGCAAAGCGGACGCTAAACTGGTTTGGATCGACCCAACTACTTGGGCTTTCTCCACCGACGACGGCACTCATCCAAACGCTGCGGGCTATGCAACTCTCGCCGGGTATGCCGTACCGGCTTATTCCGCTGCGCTAGGCTTGTGATACACTCCCGCTAAATTTGAGGATTTTCCGCATGGCCAAAGTCGAATTCCATTATAGCCAAGCCCGCGGCGGTAAGACCGTAGCCATGGCCAAACGCTATGCAGAGACCTTGCGCAAGATGGGCTTCGGCACATATGAAACTCGGATGCTGACTGCCAGCGCACCGGTTGAAGTTGTCGTCGAACCTCTCGCCTCGCCGGCCATTCTGGAATTCGCCAAAGAGAATGGCGTGGATATCGAAAAGGTTGTTGGCACCGGTAAAGACGGGCGCATCAAGAAGTCCGATGTTGAAGCCGTTATCGACACCCAGGATCTTGCCTAATGCGCATTTTCGGCCGAGAGCTGTCCCTAACCTTCAAGCGCGCGCCGATGTCGCCGCCCGGTACGGGCATGGGCGGCTGGTGGCCGATGATCCGCGAACCGTACTCAGGCGCATGGCAGAAGAACGATTCATGGACCAATGAATCTGTCTTGGCGCACTACGCGGTCTACGCCTGCGTAACGCTGATCTCGAATGACATTGGCAAACTTCGCCAGCGCTTAATGGAACTGGACGCTAACGGTATCTGGAAAGAGACCACTAGCCCCGCTTTCAGCCCAGTGCTAAAGAAGCCGAACAACTACCAGAACCATATCCAGTTCAAGCAGTGGTGGCAGACGTCCAAGCTGATCAGCGGCAATACCTACGGGTTGAAGCAGCGTGACCAGCGCGGCGTCGTCGTGGCAATTTACTTGCTCGATCCGTGCCGCGTGCTCCCCTTGGTCGCTGACGACGGTTCGATCTACTACCAGCTTTCAAACGACAACCTGAACCGCGTAGGCGACGGCGTTACAGTGCCCGCGTCCGAGATCATCCATGACCGGATGAACTGCTTGTTTCACCCCCTGGTTGGTGTCTCGCCGCTCTACGCCGCTGCGCAAGCCGCGTGCCAATCGCTCAAGATGCAAAGCGATAGCTCGACCTTCTTTGAGAACGGCGCGCGCCCTGGAGGTATCCTGTCGGCCCCCGGCGCGATCAGCGATGAGACGGCAGCACGACTTAAAGCGCATTGGGACGCGAACTACACCGGCCAGAATGCGGGCAAGGTCGCCGTGGTCGGTGACGATCTCAAGTTCCAACAGATGAAGATGTCGGCCACTGATTCGCAGTTGATCGAGCAATTCCGGCTTACCGCGGAAATGATCTGCACTGCATTCCACGTTCCCCCGTCCAAAGTCGGCGTAACCAATTCACCGACCGGCACCACGGCCGCGCAAGAGAACCAGAAATATTACTCTGACTGTATCCAAGTTCTCGTCGAAGAGTACGAAGCCTGCATGGACGACGGTCTATCCGTCCCGGACAAGTACGGCGTAGAGCTGGACATCGATGGGTTGCTGCGTATGGACATGGGCGCACTGGTAGAGACTTTGAAACTGGCCGTAGGCGGTACCATCATGGCCCCGAACGAAGCTCGGCGTCGTATGAACCTGCCACCGGTCACCGGGGGCGACTCCGTATTGAGCCAGCAGCAGAACTACTCTGTTGAAGCACTGGCCAAGCGCGACGCGCAGGCAGATCCTTTTGCAACCGCGCAGCCTGCAGCTACAGAGCCGGCCGCACCGGCAGAACCCACCGACGAAGAAATCCAAGACAGCGCGAAGTTGCTCGCGATGCTCGTAGAGAAGGGGCTAAACATTGAACATGCGTGAACTCGAAGCGCAGGCTCTAGCCCTGGCGCCGGTTATTGCTGCAGCCATCGCCAAAGCTATTAAGCCTTTGCAGGATTCTCTGTCGCAAAAAGAGCAACAGATCGATGCGTTGCATAAAAGGCTGAATGAATTACCCACGCCGGTAGAACCTGACCTAGAAGCGATCGCGGCACTTGTTCCGCTTCCGTCGGTAAAGGACGGCAAAGACGCGGAACCCGTAGACCTGGCCGCGCTCGCAGAAGCCGCCGCCAAGCTTATCGTGCTGCCTGAAGTGAAGGACGGCAAAGACGCTGCAGAAGTTGACCTGGCCGCAGTGGCCGCACTCGTCGAAGTCCCGGCTCCTGAGAAGGTTGACGTAGAAGCCATCGCCCGCGCCGCCGCCGCGCTGATCCCTGTTCCGGTAGTTCCAGAGCCGGAGCACGGCCGCGACGCAATCGACTTAGAGATCCTGCCGGCTATTGACGAATCGAAGCAGTACGCCCGAGGCACTTACGCAGCGCACAACGGCGGTCTGTGGAAGTCGTACGAGCGCACGCATGGTACGCGCGGCTGGGAGTGCATCGTGGACGGCATCGCGTCGGCCAGCGTAGCCCAAGACGACGTGCGCGAGTTCTCCGTGAAGTTGGTTAAGTCCAGCGGCGCCGAGGTCGTGCAGAAGTTCCACATGCCGATCCAGGTTTACAAAGGTGTGCACCGTGAAGGTGACTCCTACGACGCGCACGACAACGTGACATGGGCCGGCAGCCAGTGGACCTCGAACAAGTCGGCAAACACCGACAAGCCAGGGGCTAGCGACGCGTGGACCTTGGTCGTCAAGGCCGGGCGCCCGGGCAAAGACTTGCGCGAGAATGCCAGCACCTACGATCCGGCTAAAGGAGTGACGCTAAAATGATGTACGTCACCTTGGAGCGCGGTAAGCAGCACCTCAACATGGATCACGATCTAGACGACGTGTTGATCACGGCCTACATCGGCGCGGCGTCTGAGGCGGTAAAAAACTACCTCAAGAGTGCTTCGCCGTATGAGGTAGAGCGCGACAGCAACGACGATCCGATACTTGATAGCTCCGGGGATCCCATTTACGAGGTCGATAGCTCGGGCGATAAGGTCGTCAAGTACGCCGTCCAGGCGGCTACGCTTCTGCAGCTCGGCTTCCTGTACAAAGACCGCGATGAGAACGCGGACGGCGCCTATGAAATGGGATATCTACCAAAACCCGTAACGGCATTGCTCTACCCACTTCGCGATCCCGCCCTAGCATAAGGAAACGGCAATGGCTGATAAATTCGCACGGGTCTTCGGGGGCTTCCTCCGGCGGATCATCGACATGGGTGATGGAACGTGGTCGGAACGCGTAGTTGCGCAGCCACCATTTGATCTCCTGACTGACGGAGGCGACGGTCCTGTACGGCGACTGCGCGTTGACACGGGTCAAACCGGTTTCTTCGGGCGCCGCATGTGGGCTATAAACTATGAGTTCGCGACGGCCAATCCGATCGCCGCTACACCACTCGTGTTCCGCGTCATTATCCCGGTGAATTTCATTATTCACGCGCATACCCTAACTCTTGATCAGGGTGGCGCTACCCTGCGGACGTACGCAGCCGCACAAGGCGTAGCGGGGGGTACTTTTGCTTCTGCCCACACACCTGTATCCGAAAATAGCATGACCGAGCAAGCGGCGTACACGTTCCAATCGCAGATAGCGTCAGGCGGCACGTTTACCCCGAACGGCGGACAGGTTCCGCTCACTCCGCTCCGCGTCCGGACAGCCGGCGCCACCGCGCAGCAGTCCAGCGTGGGCGGCGAGGCAGTATCGGAGAAAGGACGGGCAGCAGGAACCTACTACGCCGTTATCGCGCGCATGACTGGCGTCAGCGGCGACTGCACCGGCGTGTACAACCTGGTCATCGAGGAGCGCCCATGAGCCGCGCCGGCCAGTACCGCCATCGGGTGGACATCCAAGACTGGGCCGAAGTCCGCGACGAAGAGACCGGCGGCTTCACGGAGGCTTGGGTAACAGTGTTCGCCGACGTGCCGGCGCGCATTGCCCCGGCCAGTGGTCGGGAATTCCTGGCTGCTGCGGCGATCCAGTCCGAGATCATCGCGCGCATCGTGATCCGCCATCGCCCCGGCCTGAAAGCCAAGCAACGCATTTTGCATAACGGCGATATCTACAACGTCCACGCGTGGCTGCCGGATCAGGAAAGCGGGCGCGACTATGTCAGTGCGCCCTGCTCGAGAGGGGTTAACGAGGGTTAACGGAAGCGCAGAGGTTCGTTGTCTTTGTGAGAAGCTCGGCAACCGTCGATGAAACGTTGAAGAACTGCGCGATAGCCCCCGTCACGAGCGATGTGCCCGAATGACTCTTCAGGCATTTTGTCCAGCAGTAGTTCTAATTCATCAGCGACCGTTTTGCACAACTCGGGCGAAATTTCCCCATCACAATCGCTATGAGTCAGAAATTCCCACAACCCAGGGCTGTTCGCGGGGGTGTACTCGTCGCCGGTATAGAAACTGTTTTCGTCTAAAGCTTCGTCGCGGACAGGCCGATCCTTCTCGCCGCGCAGCAGAGCCCCTTTTTCGTCGCGTTTGAAATGCGGCGGGTAGCTGCCGCCTACGGCGTGCGCAACGGCTTGACGGAAAGAATTGAAAGCGCTGTAGGCTCCGTGAAAAGCGTCCTTCGAACAATCGAGACCCATGGTGTAAACTCCAGTTGTGTGTAATGTGATTCACAATCTATTACAAGGGATCGCAACTTGTCAACAACCTTCGTCTGCATCGCCTCCGGCCCAAGCCTCAACGCGCACGACTGTGAACTGGTCCGTGCGTCCGGCCTTCCCACAATCGCTGTGAACAACTCCTGGCAGCTAGCCCCGTGGTGCGATCACCTTTACGCAGGTGATCTCGCGTGGTGGGATGCGAACGTCCAGTGGGTTACGTCAGGGCCGAAGCGCTGGAGCTGTACGCGCCAGGCAGTGGCTAAGCACGGGTTGAACTGGCATGAAAAATATGGGGAGTACAACAGCGGGCTTAGAGCGATTGAACTGGCCTTCAAGCTCGGCGCAGAACGCGTCCTGCTTCTTGGGTACGACTGCACGGTGTCCAACGGTACGCACTGGCATGGCGATCATTCGACCACGAAGAACCCTGACGAACTCCGGTGCCGCAAATGGGCAGCGCAACACGCCCGGCTGCCGCAAAAGGCTCAAGTCGTGAATTGTTCGCGTGAAACGGCGTTGGAATGCTACCGGCTCGGGCATCTTGAAAAAGAGTTGCAAAAGGTTGTTGACACTTGTGATGTGCGCGACTAAAGTTTGGGTCGTAGGTAGCTCACGAGTCTTGTACTCAGGTTTAAAAGCAAGAGGCAGCATGCGAAGGCCAAACTGCCGTGAGATCAACCAACGCCGCAAAGAGGACCGGGAGCCTCGATAAAAATTCCCGGGCATTTTCTCCTGTGCTGCCATCCTCAGCCCGCTTCGGCGGGCTCTTCTTTACCTGGAGCTTGACCATGCTAATTTCAGAACTGATCGCCAAGCTGCAATTGGTCCAAACAGTAAACGGTGACCGGGAAATTGGCGTAGTCGATAACGAAGGGGTGCTGAGAGACCCAGAGCTCGTCAGGTATTACTACGCGGATAAGCCGGACGACGAATATTCGGTATCCATATCGTGATCATCCACGGAATGCGGGGCCTCGGCGACAACCTATATCAACGCTCTTTCATAAAAGCTCTACCAAAACCCGTATACCTCGACACACCTTGGCCGGAAATTTACCGCGACATCCCCGGCGTCCACTTCATCCGACCGCAAACCAATCTGCGCACCCAAGCGAAGAACATCGCGCGCCATGCAACCTGGACGATGCCGCCGACTCGTCAACCGACTCGACAGATCCGCTACGGCACCGAGGGAATTATCCCCGGGATGATTGCCAGCTTCGGCGTAATGCCGGGCGTGTTCGACCTTCCGCCTCTGCCGCCTTCTCCAGAAACCGGCCCCTACGTCGTTGTGCGCCCGGCCACAGTGCGCAGTGAGTGGCGCGCCGATACGCGTAACCCTGATCCTGAGTACATTATGCGCGCTGCGGTTAAGGCTTCGGCTAGGGGATATAGAGTTGTCAGCGTTGCCGACCTGGTAGAAGGGCAAGAGTGGGCAGTAGAGCCACTTCCGCATGCAGACAGGCGATATCACAAAGGCGAACTGCCGGTCGAGCAACTGCTGGCCCTCGTGAAAGGTGCTGCTGCCGTGATCGGCGGTATCGGCTGGCTGGTTCCTGCTGCGCTAGCGGCCAAGGTTCCAGCGTGGATCATCTGCGGCGGCCAAGGCGGTTTCAATTCGCCGAAGCAGATCTGCCCGGACGGCAGTACAATTACATTTGCGGTGCCGGACAACTTTTGCCGGTGCAAATTAAAGCAGCATGCCTGCGATAAGAGGATTTCCAACTATGACGCCAAGCTTACCGAGTGGGCTGACCGACACCTTGCTCTGGTGTGAGGAAAAGGGTTACGGCTGGCACTCTTCGCCACCAATGAGCTACAGCGGCGAATACTTCGCCCACTACGTGAAGCTTGACGACACCCCTATGGGTGCCGCCCTAACCCGGGCGCGCCTAACCCTGGTCGAGAAGTACACGAAGGCTTCGCGCGGGGTGGATATCGGGATCGGTGGAGGGCGCTACGTTAAGGAGTCTTGGGGCAACGGCTTCGACGTGAGCAGTGAAGCTGTCGACTGGCTTAAGAAAAACGGTGCCTACACGGATCCCTACACCGAAAGCGTTTCTCACGTAACCTGCTGGGATAGCCTCGAGCATATCCCTGAGCCTGAAAAGCTACTGGCTCAAGTGCGCGATTGGTTCTTCGTTTCTCTTCCGACCTTTGAAAGTGCCGAAGAGGCCCTGGCGTCCAAGCATTACAAACCGGCTGAACATCTTTGGTACTTCTCAATCCCCGGGCTTATTCGATGGGCCGAGGATCAGGGTTTCCAAGTCATGGAAGTCAACCATGCCGAAACGGAACTAGGCCGCGAAGGCATTACGTCCTTTGCTTTTAAACGCGTGAGCTAGTAAAGTTGTGTTGCGGATAGGGGGCACCCGATAAGCCAGCTAGTCACTGTCTTCCGCATTACCTTTCGACTGCCTCCTGACCGAGAGCTTCGCATGAAAACATGTACCCTTTGCAAGATCGAAAAACCCCTAACTGAATTCGGCGCGATGACCAAGGCGAAGGACGGCTTGCAATTTCGTTGCAAACCATGCTTGAGCGCTAAGGGAAAGGATTACTACGCCAAAAATAAAAGCAAGATAAATGCCGACAGCAAGAGGTATAGGGAGGCTAACAAGGAAAGGCTCAGCGGCTACCTAAAAACGTGGAATGAAAACAACAAAGAATACGTGAGTGCAGACCGCAAGAAATACTATCGAGAAAATATAGAAACGATCCGAGAGAAGCGTGCGGTTGCCAGAAAACGCAACGCTAATAAGATAGCCGCCCATAACAAGCGTTGGAAAGCGGCAAACAGAGACAGGGTCAACTCGTACAACCGAGACACCGTAATGCTCCGTTACAAGGAAGATCCGTTGTTCGCATTGCTTATGAATTCCCGCCGTAGATTGCTATTAGCCTTCGCGAACAAAGGGTACTCAAAGCGCAGTACAACCGCGAAATTGCTAGGATGCGATATGGAGACCTTGAGCCTGCATCTAGAATCGAAATTTACAGAAGGGATGACGTGGGCTAACAGAGGTTTCTACGGTTGGCACGTAGACCACGTCGTACCTCTAGCATCTGCGAGGAACGTAGAAGAGCTGGAGAGACTATGCCACTATACTAACCTGCAGCCGTTATGGGCGGCGGATAACATAGCAAAAGGCGCCCGCACGCCGGAGGTTCCACGTGGCCGACTGGATAACGTACAAACTGAAGGGTGCTGAAGAACTGTCACGCGTTTTCAAGACACTGCCATCTGAGCTACAGCGCCAGGTTGTCGTGCCGGCCGCCAAAGACGCCATGGACATCGTGCTAAAAGACGCCATCCGCCGCGCCGGTGCAATCGATGACCCAACCACGGTCCCGGATATCTCAAAGAACATCGCTCTGATCGAAGACAAAGGGTATTTCACCGAGACCGGTTCGACCAAGATCTCTGTCGGTGTGCGTAAGACCAAACGCGGGCAGCGCGGCGGCAACACGTACTACTGGTGGTGGGTCGAACTGGGCACATCGCGCAATCGCGCGCAGCCTTTCATGCGTAACGCGCTGGGGCAGAACCAGCAGGCCGTGTTCCAAGAATTCCTTTCCTCCGCAAAATTTCAGCTCGTTAAATTGGGGCTCAACTGATGGACGTACCTTTCTACACGGTGTGCAAAGCTGACCCGGCCGTCCAGTCGCTCCTGGGTGGTACGTCGCCGCGCATATACCCGTTCGGCATGGCTCCTCAGACCGTCGCCAAACCCTACGTCGTCTACCAGTGGATCGGCGGCTCGCCGTTTAACATGCTGAACTGCCGACCGGATGCCGACCGAGCTAGCCTGCAGGTGGACGTGTACGGCCTGACCACTCAGTCTACGACCACAGTGGCGAAAGCGATCCGCAATGCGATTGAGCTCGACTCGTACGTCACCGGTTACCGCGGCGATATGCGCGACGAAGAAACGCTGCTCTACCGAACCAGCTTCGATCTAGACTGGCTGGTCGAACGGACCTGATTTGCGAAACCCCCGGCGCGTGATATGCTTCCGTCGAACGTTCATTACTCCATGAGGCAACACCCATGACCATCAAGAGCCAGGGAACAGACCTGTATACCATCGACCCGGATACCGGCGCCCTGCTGGACGTGGGTTGCATCACCTCCATCGACGGCATTGACACCGCGATCGACCAGATCGAAACGACCTGTCTGAATGACCTGTCGCGCACCTACGAAGCTGGCCTGGCCACTCCGGGCGCCGCTACCTTCGGCCTGCAGTTCGATCCGGCTGACGTGAACCACATCCGTCTGCACCAGCTGAAGACTGCCGGCGTTACCCTGCAATGGGCGATCGGGTTCTCCGATGGCACCGCAGCTCCGACCACCGGCACCGATAGCAACGGCGACGATGAATTCGTTCTGCCGCCTACCCGCAGCTGGCTGACCTTCGAAGGCTACATGAACAGCTACCCATTCACCTTCGCACTGAACACCATGGTCACCTCGACCGTCGGCATTCAAGTGTCGGGCGAACCGGTCCTCATTCCTAAGTCATCGAGCTAACCAATGTCCTTGAACCTTAAAGACCTCGTTGCCCAGGGCGCTTTCGTAAGCGAGCCTTTCGTGAAGCGCCAGATCAAATGGCACAACACGGAAGGCGAAGAGCTGACCGCAGACATCTGCGTGCGCCTGGCGTCGTACCACACGATCACCAACACCTGGAAAGCTGCCGAAGGCAACCAGGAACACCTGGCCGCGCGGATCGCGACCATGGTGTGTGACGAAGAGGGCGGCCCGATCTTCACCACGGCTGACATCCTCGGCACCACAGGGATCGAAGGCCGCGGCGCGATGTGCGATACGCTGTTCCTCGCACTTATCACCGCGGTTAACGAAGCGCAATCGGCAAAGACGAAGCCCCCGAAGACCTCTGGTTCGAACTAGTCTTGAACGGCATAGGCGGTCGCACGATCGCCGAAGCCCAACAGAACTTGTCCTTGGTCGAAGCGCGGCACTGGGCTCAGTACATGCGGCGCCATGGGGGCTTGAACATTGCTGAACGCGTCGAGCAGTCCTCCGCATTGATATGCAGTACCGCCGCGCAGCTTATGGGCAACAAAAACGCAAAGGTCGCAGACTTCATTCCTAACCGGGAATCCGACGACGAACTGCGTTATGCTACGCCAGAAGATTTCTTAAAAGTGCTCCAAGCCTCAAGGAAACAATAGCTATGGCGGTAGGCAGCCTCGGCCAGCTCACGGTGGATCTCGTAGCGAATACCGCAGGCTTTGAGCGCGGTATGGATCAGGCCGAGCGGGCTTTGGCTTCTGCTACCAAGGAAGTCAAGCGACAAGAAGACGCCCTAGATCGTCTCATCGGGCAGATAGACCCTACCGTTGCGGCGTATTCCCGCCTCGACAAGATGGAGCAGCAGCTAGACGCCCACCGCAAAGCCGGGCGGCTGCCGACGGAAGACTACAAAGCGTACAAAGCCCAACTAGACGCCACGCGCGCTTCCCTCGCGCAGAATGACGCTGCTCTGAACAAAGCCGGCCTCTCGGCTAAGCAGACCGCAAACGCACTGCGCGGCGTGCCGGCACAGTTCACCGACATCGCCGTGTCCCTCCAAGCCGGACAAGCGCCGCTAACTGTACTGCTCCAACAGGGCGGCCAGCTCAAGGATATGTTCGGCGGCATCGGCCCTGCGGCATCGGCCCTCGGCGGCTATATCGTCGGGCTGATCAATCCTTTCACGGTCCTCGCCGCTACCCTCGGTACGATAACCGCGTTGTTCATCGACGCGGAGAAGGAAGCGAGTGCGTTCAACAAAGCACTGTTCAGCGGTTCGGCCAGTTCAGGACAGACTGCCTCCTCTCTTGACCAGCTTGCGAAAGACGCCGCTGTCCTAACCGGGCGTATCGGCGAAGCTCGCCAAGCAGTAATATCCTTGGCCGCAAGTACGGGGCTTAGCGAAACCCAGTTCCGCAACCTTGCGCTAGCCGCGACTGCCATTGGAGAGTTCACCGGTAAAGGCGCAGCGGACATCGCTAAGTCTCTTGGCGACTTGGGCGACAACGCCACGGTCGCGGCGCAGAAGATCAGCGCGCAGTACGGCTTGATCACCAACGAGCAGTACGAGGTTATCAAGGCCCTCGATATCCAGGGCAAGAAACAAGAAGCCCTAGACGTACTCAGCGCCACCCTGGCCGAGAACGCACAGGCACGACTGAAGACTTACCGTGCATCGCTGTCGGATCTTGAACGCGACTGGGATGACATCGGGACGGCGATCAGCAACGCCTACAGCAAAGTGCGCGGCGAGCTTTTCCCCGACGCCGCCAAGCAAATCGAACTGCTCGAACGCATCCTGCAGACCCGCAAAGAAGGCGGCGTCGCCGGTGCTATCTCTACTGGGCTAGGCGAACTGGCGACTACCCTGGGACTGGCCGACGAGACTACCGACGCCCTAGAGAAGCAGCTCGCCTTGCTCAAGCAGGCGGAGACCTCCAAGAAGGCCGCGGCAGAGAGTGACGGCAAAGCGCTTCGCGCTAACCAAGCGTTGATCAAGGCCGATGCCGAGCGCATGAAGGCGGAGAAATCCGCTCCTGCTCCTAAAGCGTTCCGCGAAGACGCCGGCCAGAAGATGCTCGACACCCTGCGTCAGCAGGCCGCTGCGCTTCAGGTCCAGTCGGATACGACGGAAAAGCTCGGCGTGCAAGCCAAAGCGCTCGCCGCCTTCGAGCAGCAGATAGCCGACATCAAGTCGAAAGACATTCAGACCGCCGATCAGAAGTCGCTTCTAGCTTCGGAAGATCTGCTGCGCGCCCAGCTCAAGCGCAACGTAGCACTAGAGCAGGAAGTCGCCGCACGCAAACAGGCGACCGACGAAGCGGCCAAACTGGCCGCGTTCCAAGAGAACCAAGCGTCTAAGCTGCAGCAGTCCCAGGAGGGTCTCGACTCCTCGCTCGCCGGCCTTGGTTCCGGCGACAAGTTGCGCGAACGTCTCAAGGAAGACTTGGCGATCCGCAAAGAGTACCAGTCCGAAGTCGACAAGCTGAACGCGCAGTTCAACAAGGGGCAGATCAGCGAAGAACTGTTCGAGGAGCAGAACGCGATTCTCGAAGAGGCCCTGGCTACGCGCTTGGTGATGCAGCAGGACTACTACAACCAGGTCGACGCTGCTTCGGCGAATTTCTTCCTCGGCGCCTCGGAGTCCTGGAACAACTACCTGACCGAAGCGACTGACGTAGCGGCGCAAACCCAAACGCTTTTCGATGGTGCCTTCAGCGGTTTGACCGACGCGCTGTACGGCTTCGTCACGACCGGCAAATTGTCGTTCCAAGACCTGGCCGCCAGCTTTGCGCAGACCGCTTTGAAGATGCTGATCCAGTACGCAGCGGCTCAAGCTATCGCCGCCGGCCTGAACGCCTTCACGTCCACAGCAGCGATCCCGATCATTGGCCCCTTGGCCGCACCGGCTGCCGCAGCCTCGGCCCTGGCTTACGCTGGCGGCCTCTCCGCCAGTATCGCTGGCATCGCCGGTATGGCGCACGACGGTATCGACTCCGTTCCGCAGACCGGCACATGGCTCCTGCAGAAAGGGGAGCGCGTTACCACTGCGCAGACCAGCGCCAAGCTGGACAAGACCTTGAACAACATAAGCTCGCCGAGCAATATGGGCTCGACTACGGTAAACTTGATCGAAGACGCATCGCGCGCCGGACAATCCGAAGAGCGCACCGGTGATCAGGGTGAAAAAATGATCGACGTATTCGTAGCGGACCTGCTCGGCGATGGCCGCACCACTGATGCAATGCAGCGCAAGTTCGGCTTGCAGAACGTGGGGCGCTGATGGCGATTCCTGTCTACCCGGAAGGGCTGCCCTGCCCACTGCGGGAGAACTACGGGTTCACGCCGACGAATAACATTCGGCGCACCCCGATGGACAGCGGCCGCGCCAGGCAGCGTATCGAGTTCCCGAACGCTCCGACCATGGTGTCGCTGAGCTGGATAATGTCCGGTCCGCAAGCCATGTTGTTCGAAGCTTGGGCTGCTCAGATCGTCGGCGCAGGCTGGTTCACGATGACGCTCTTGACGCCTATGGGTTTCAACGAGCATGAAGTCCGGTTCACAGAAGTGCCGGTCGGCGGCGAGCTTACCGGGAAATTCCTGTGGCGTTACCGCGTCACCTGCGAGTTGCGAAACCGTCCACTGTTGCCGCCAGGGTGGGCGGAGCTGCTGCCGTCCTTCGTACTGAACCCGGAAATATTCGATTACGCTATGAACGACGAATGGCCTCTTAACCCTTGGCAGGTGTACATTCTCGAAACCGATCAAGCTATCAATGAGGAGTGGCCGACGCCATGAGTTTTTACAATACGGGCAACCCGGTCCCTTCGATCGATCCTCGCGACCTGGACGATAACGCCAAGCATATCGACGAGATCGTTAACAGCACTCTCGAAACCTTTTTAGATCGCCTAGGTACCGAGCGTCTGACGCTTGCGGGTCTAGAGGCTGCAGTATCGCCGGCGCTTTCCTTACGTAACGACCTGGCCGCTGCGAATGGTGCGAATCTCGTTACGTTCAGTCCTGTAGGCGCAGGCCATCTTGATAGGCCAATCCAAACCAAGACGCGGGAATATGATATCTCCGTTAAGGACTTCGGCGCGATTGGGGACGGCACTTCCCACCCGGTATCGGAGTGGTACACGATCGGCTTTTCCGCTTATCGGGGCTACGCAAACCTGGGCGCGGTGCAAGTCGACTACCCGTTCGTAACCTCCGGCGCAGATCTAATCGACTGGGCGGCCATCGAGGCCGCGTTAATTGCTGGTGCCGGCAAATCCGTAGGCTTTCCCCTAAGCACTGGGGCGTACGTCAAAGACCGCCATAACAGAATTCGGGCAAACACGCACTTGGTCTTTGATCCCGGCACGGTAGTTAAACGCGTCGGCAACCTTGATTCCTGGATGTTCGTAAACGGCGAAGTAGGCAACGCGACTTACGCCACGGGGTATCTAGGCGACGGTAACATCAGGATTACTGGCGGCACCTTCGACCTTGGAGGTATCCCCGGTGTTCGGACCTCTGCTGCCTTCGTTATGGGTCACTCTATCGGGCTCGTATGGGAATACTGCGTCTTCAAAAACGGCTGGGAGAGTCACAATATCGAGATCAACGCGAGCACCGACGCGCTGTTCTTCAAATGTACCTTCCAAGATCAGACGTTCGCAGGCGCCGGTTCGTACGAGTGCATCAACATCGACTCTGCCAACGCCGCTGGCTTCCCAGGTTTCGGTGTGTATGACCTTACGGTCGACAAAAATATCATCGTAGCATTCTGCACGTTCCGCAACGTGTACGGCGGGGTTTCCTCCCACGGCATTGCCGCCGGCGCTGCACACCATAGCCGATTGATAGTCGTAGATAATACTTTTGAGAATATCGCCAAGAAAGCCGTTCGGGCTCAGGGATGGGATGACAGCTTCATATGCCGGAATCACTTCATCAACATTGGTGAAGAGGCGATTACCGTACTAATCGGCAACCGAAATACTGTAACTGGCAACAACATAAGTGGCGCCAGCACCTCAGTTAATGGACAGTTCTCGGCTATTCGCATAGAAGGTGACGAGAACAAAGCAAAAGAAAATATCATCCGAGACGGTGGTTACACGAACAAATACCCTTACGCATATGGGGTCGCGGCGGGCAGTCGAAACGAAATCGGAACAACCGGCGCATCTAAAGGAACGTCCAACTTCTACACGGACGCTGGTACCCTGACCAATATCGACGGGCACGTGCTGTTGTTTAGCGGCAGCGCCTCGGGCGCAGCTACAGTGGTCACCCTGCTCGATAGCTTGAATAACTACGAGCATATAGAGGTCTCTACGGGGGCCGTCACTGGCGGCCTGTACCAATCTGCGATAGCGCGGCCATTTGCTCGTCGCGCATGGGCAGTTGGCACAGACTACGTGGCCGTTACATCTGCGAGCGGGAGGTTCGTTGCTAGCGTTACGTCGCTTACGTCGCTTACCATCACGACCAGTAGCGATGCAGTCCGACAAATTTACGGGGTTGCCGCCTAACGGCGGCGGCTAACTTCCGAGTTTTAGAACCAGAGATCCGACATGGCCAACACCTACCCAACCACGCAGTTCCCACTAGGCTCGACGGAAGTCAAGGTGCTGTTCAACAACGCCTCGAACTTCGACGACGCGATGAACTCGGAGCTGCCATCGTTCTACGACCGCTTCAACAAGCGTCGTGAGACATGGGCCGGCATGCAGAAGCTGGTGACCGACTTCCTAGAGGCCATGGGGTTCGAGGCTGCCCACCTGGTCTACGTGGACGGCACGCCGCTTACCGTGCTGCGCCCTACGCAGCTTATCGACCGCGCCGGCTCCGTGTACAAGGTGAAGATGCCTGCAAGCTTCCCGGTGAACCTGACGGGCAACTGGGCAACCGATCAACTCCTGCTAGTCGACGTGGGCGATGCTTCTCTGCGCCTCGCCTTGCTAGACATTACCGATCCGGATAATGGCGCGGGCCTCATCGGCTGGTTGCGTGACGCCGTGGGGGCAGTCGGTAGGCCCCTCCCGGAGAAGTTGGGCCAGTACATCGACGTAAAAGACTTCGGGGCCAAGGGCGACGGCATGACCGACGACTGGGCGGCTATTGACGCTGCCCGAGCATTCGCGGCCTCTTACGCCAGTGTATCGGTAGGGCCTTCTTACTTGGTTCCTCCACTCTGGTTTCCGCAAGGAACCTACATGGTGAGCAAGCCTGTATGGTTTCAGGAAGCGCATCAGGTAGACGGCGATAACGCTCGCATCGTGGCGATGCCCGGGTATACGGGGATTAACTTACCGTTGGCGATCGGCGGTACTGAACTGAACGGTCACATGTTCATCTTCATGAAAGGGCAGAAAGGTTCGATAGTCACCGGTCCTAACCCTGCGAGATGGAAAGCCCGTGTTGGTAAAGGCATTATTCTTGACTGCCAAGATACTGCCGCCCACGGTATCTACATAGAGCGCATGCCGTACTCAAATATCGACTGCGAAATCCAATTCAGCCCAGGGGACGGTGTACAAGTTGGTCCCCACACGTGGGGCCTCAAATTCGACGGACCGGTGATCGAGAACTTCACTGGATTCGCCCTGCACTTCTTGAAAGACTCCGCAGCCAACGGCATGACCATCAGCGTCCCCCGTATATGGGGCGAATTCAAAACCGGACAAGGCGGTATCCTGTTCGACCAAGACGCTGAAGCTAACGGCGTAATCGTAAGTGGCGGCTTCATTGAGAAGGTCGACTACGGCTGGCTGGCCGGTTCCGGAAACGGACCTATCACCTTCATCGGCGTAGACTTTGAGCAATGCACGTACAACGTGGGTCGAGCTGCTGCCGGTGTCTTCACGGGTCAAAAGATCGGCCCTGTCGACATGAAGAATTGCTTCCTGCACTCGGTCAGCTCGTCCAAGATCTTCGCCGACCATGCGACGGTCAACGTCGAAGGGTGCCGGATGTTCCCGGGAACAGTGGATTTCGAGACGGATGCAACGGGCCGAGGCATAATTAACTCGGATAACAATCGCTACATGAACGCTGACACCCTCGGTATCGCAGCGAACATCCGCCTGGCATACAAACAGAACGATGGGGTGACTCTGCAACTGCGTAATTACCTGTCGCACAAGGTAAGCAGCTTCCTTCCAGCGTATGAGATCCGTAACTACCAGTTCGGGGACTCTAACCAATTGCAGTCTTCTGGTTTCGGCTTTTACAGCGACTACACCGGCGGCGGTACCGGCCAGTACGTAGGGCGCTCGGATTGGTGGGTGGCCGAGTATCAGCACGTAACTTCGCCGGGCGTACTGAACAAGACCATCGGTGTACGACTAGCCAACGACTCGGGTCAGAACTCTTTCCAACCGATGTTCAACAACGTGACACAGTGCGGTGCGGCAGGAGCAGCATGGGCTGGGGGCGCAACGCAAGTGGCCTTTACGGTTACATCAGACGCCCGTAAGAAAGCAGATATCCAATCGCTTACCGAAGCGGAGAAGCGCGTAGCGACGATTTGCAAGGGTCTAACCCGGTCCTTCCTGCTGCGCAGCGAGATGGAGGCTGGTATCGAACGCCGGCACTTTGGGGTAATCGCCCAGGATGTCGTGGCAGCTTTCGCTACAGAAGGTCTGAATGCTCTAGACTACGCGGTCGTACAACTGAACACCTGGCCGGCCAAACCTGAAGTGCGCAACGCGGAAGGCGAACTGGAATCGGAAGCAGTGGCCGCCGGCGAAGTGTACAGCGTGATCTACGAGCAACTAACCTGGTTTGTAATGGGTGCCCTTTGAGTCAGATCCTAGCGGAAGTCAACGCCGGCGCGAACGAGCGTCTTGATGCGATCTATAGGACGCTCGAATTGACCTCGGCAGGGTGGGCCGAGCCGGTCTTTATTTGCAACGGGTTCGATGACGTAACCGCGGTGACGGAGGACGCCAGAACGGTGACCTTCATCGCCGCGAACATTGATATCGCCCTGGCCGCGAAGAACAACAAGGGGAACCAGACTTTGGCCTTCGCGGTGGATAACACCACTGGCGAAGTGTCCAAACGTATCGACCAGGCGATCGAGGCGAACGCCAGGGTTACCGCGATCTACCGCACATATCTGAACACGAACCTATCGGCGCCGGCCGAAAAGCCTTACGTCTTGACGGTGCTCGGCGGCACGCTGCAAGGGCAGGAAGCGCAGTTGGAGACAGGGTACTTCAACATGATCGGTGTCGCGTGGCCGCGAGCGTTGTACACTGTGAACTACGCTCCTGCGCTCAGGTACATCTGATACAATCGCATCAAGCAGCTAGGCCGGCCAGTCGAAAAGGGTTTCACCTACCCCTGCTGCTATTTCCTCTTAGGTGAACCACGAGGTGATGGTATGAAAATTTCCCAAGAATATTTGAAATCGCGTCTTAGCTACGACCCCGCGTCGGGCATTTTCACTTGGCTGCCGCAGCCGACCTTCCCAAAACAGTGGAATACTAATTACGCGGGGAAAGAGGCGGGCTGTATACGAACCGCTCCCGGAGGGTACAAGGACGTCCTAATACGCCTAGCGGGTGTCTCCCACGCAGCGCATCGTTTGGCGTGGGTATACATGACGGGCGCACTGCCCCCAGAAGAAATTGACCACGAAAACAGAGATGCCACTGATAATCGGTGGTTGAACCTACGGGATTCAAACGGAGATAATCAGAGAAATAGGAGCAAGAATCGGAATAATAAATCCGGAGTAACGGGTGTATGCGGGAACAGTAGAAAGGCAAAGTGGCAAGTCTACGCCGCCGGAGTATATCTCGGGCGCTTCCTGGAATTGGACGAAGCTGAGAGAAAGGTCGAAGAGTTTAGGAAAGGTAAATTCGATCCCGATCACGGCAAAATCCCCGCGCCGTATAATAGTGAGAACTCCGTATGCTCTGGGTGAATAAGTATCTCGGTTGCTCCTACGAGGACGGCGCCCGCGGCCCTGACAAGTTCGATTGCTGGGGCCTAGTCCGTCTTGTCCGCCACACTGAACTGGGCAAACGTCTCCTGGCCGAGTACGGCAGCCTGCGCAATACCGATCCGCGTGAGTTCACCAGGGCCTACGAGGAAGAGTCATCCTGCATGGAGCGTTGCGAGCCTGAGCATGGCGCCATCGCGGCGGTGATGATCGGGCGCATCTGTACCCACGTTGCGCTGGTCATCGATTCGTCGGACGGGCTGCGCATCCTGGAGATCAACCCGGCGCGCGGCCCCCGCTGCATGCCGCTGCACAAGTGGCTGCGCGACCACTCTACCGTGACCTTCCACCGAGACCGCCCATGATTGAAATCTACGCGAGCCGCCTTTCGGACGAAGGGAAGGAAACCTATAAGATCCGCAAGCCGCAAATGGTCGCGGAGTGGCTTTACCGTCACGGCATCTCAAAACGCACCCCCCTGGATAAGCTGGCGATAAGCCTGTACGTGAACGACGAAAGGCTTTTGCCTCGCCAGTGGCTGAACGCGTTGATCACCGCAGAAGACCGCGTAGAGATCTACCGTGAACCGAAAGGCACGGACCCTTTCTCGATTACCTTCGCACTGGTCGCAGGCGCAAAAGCAGTGGTGGGTTTGCTCATGCCGAAGCTACCCGGCATGCCGAACACTAGTTCAGGACCTCAAGGCAAGCCCCTCGACCAGTCCAGTAGTAAGGGCAACAAAGTCAAGATCAACGACGTGCGGCCTGAGCTGTTTGGCTATAACCCACAGCGCTACCCTGACATCCTTGTCCCTCCGCGTAGCTATTTCGCTTCACCGCGAGAGATCCGTACTGAGTTTTGTTTAGGGGTAGGACAAGGATCCTATCTGATCAACTCGAACGAAGTTAAGACAGGCGAGACTCCGCTGAACTCGTTGGGAGCGGATGCTACGTTCTCCATATACCAACCGGGCCAGGACATATCGGCAGATCCCGCGCATTTCTTTTGGTACACGGCGCCTGAAGTTGGGGCCAGTAATACCGGTGCCTCCGGTCTTGAGCTGACCGTAAGTAGTGGCGGTTTAACTTCTAACGTTACGGCTTCGGTGATGAATTTCAGCGGGGATACAGTAACGCTACCAACAGGGGCAGGGACTTTTCCTCCCGACTGGACAATAGGTCTTATCGTCAATCCTGCGGCGCCTTACAACTTCACCATCGCGGATGGCACCGGGACAGGCGGGCGAGATGTGATTTCCGGGCCTATCGCCCAGTTCAATTTTATTGTCGGCGATGAGATCCAGATCACTGGACAGAACCAAGGCTTCTATACGGTATCGGCTGTTAGCCCTACGACGTTGGAACTTGACTACGATGGCGGGGCCCCCGGCACAGGATTGGTTACGGGGCCGGTCGTCATGGCGATGTCGTATCGTGGGTTTAAATTCCGCATCTTGGCGATCACCACTTCTACGATGCAGGTCAAGCGCCTGCGCGCGGATGGGACTGATGACAACTCATGGCCGGGCTGGGACGCACTGTCGTCCAACGTTGCGCAAATCCTATTGGACAGTTCCAACCTAGTAGCTGGCTACCGCGGGCCCTTCCCCGCGTGTCCTGTCGGGCAGGTCGTGACGCAAATCGAAGTAGATATCTTCTACCCGAGCGGTATCGTATTCCTGGACGCGAAAGGAAACTACGGCCAGTTGATCGCTTACCAGTCCCTTGAATACCGGGATATGGCACTGGGCGGGGCGTGGACGGCTACAACGATCCAAGCGACCGACAACACGCTTGACGCTCAGGGTTACTCCTACCGAGTAGTGTTGCCCTACGCTATGCGCCCCGAAGTGCGGATGAAGAAAATATTCGTCAACCAGGGGAGCGGGGATCCGGACAAAGAACAGAACGACACCATGATGTGGAAAGCTCTCAAGGGGTATATGGTCAATTCCTCGCCGAACAGCTACGCCGGTTTGACTGTGATGACTTGCAACATCCGCGGAGGGGACAGGATCTCTTCGCAAAGCGAAAGCCTTATTAACCTGTCGTGCACTCGTATTCTGCCGGTGTTACGCGGCGGGGTATGGCAAGCGCCTGAGCCGACGCGTGAAATCTCCGCGGCGATCGGGCACATCATCCGCAACGTCGGGTACAACGACACGACGGATATAGACCTGGCCGAACTGGATAGGTTGGAGTCAACCCGCTGGACACCACGCGGCGATACCTACGACCGCATTGTCAACGACTCCAAGACGGTCAAGTCGAACTTGATCGACGCTTTACAGGCCGGCTTCTCCGAACTGACGATCGATCGCGGCCTGCTGGTGCCAGTGCGCGATGAGCCGCGTGGCCCTGCGTTCGACCACGTTTACAACCCCCACATCATGCTCGAGCCCTTGGCCGATAACTTCGTGATGCCGGATCAGCCGGATGACTTCGATGGCGTGGACGTTGAGTATTACGACCACATCACGCGACAGGATGAAACCGTAGAATGCAGACTGCCAGGCGACGCAGGCGAACGCGTGGAAAAGATCCGCGTAGACGGCGTGGGCGTTCGGTACAAAGCGTGGCGCATTGGTATGCGCCGCCGCCGCGGCCATATTTACCGCCAGCGCCAGTACAGCTTCAAGACAGAGCTTGACGCGTTGAACAGTGCCTACTTCGACTACGTGGCGCTCGGCGTTGCCACGCCGGGCTACGGGCAGAGCGCCGAGGTAGTCAGCTACTTGCCGCAGCCATACACGCCAGGTAACCCGATCACTCTGGAAGTTTCGCAGCCGCTCGACTGGACGGCGCCCGGAGTTCACAAAGTCGTTGTGCGTCGTCTTGACGGCAGCGCATCCGGCCCCTACGTCGCGACCTACGTCGACGACTACACGTTCACCATTCCTACCTTGGACTTCGTACCTAACGTGTCGGGCAACATTGACACGCCGCCCATCATCCAGTTCGGGCATGAATCGACGTGGGCCTTCCCCGCATTAATTACGGATGTGTCACCAAGCGGAACGCGCACCTGCAGCGTGAAGGCTGTCAATTACGATGTGAGGATGTACGCAGACGACGACGCGTTCCCGCCGAGTTAATTGTGCGTGGTATCATGGCCGAAACACATAGGGGTTA